CCGACGAGCAAAAGCGTATTCAAATTTTGCTTAACAAAACGAGGGAGGAAATCGCTCGTGATCACATCACTCGTGCAGAGGTTCGTGCAGACCTTGAAAAGATTATGGAACGCTTTGATTCAGGCTTTGAAAGGCTTGAAGCAAAAATTGATGCCCTCGCGAAAAAAGGACAGTGAGGATGGCCACTAAATCCGATGTCAATGCAGCAGGAAACTACACCAAGCCTGGGCTTCGCAAGAAGATTGTGGCCCAGGTCAAAGCCGCAGCCACTCATGGCACAGGCGCAGGGCAGTGGTCCGCGAGGAAAGCACAATTAGTAGCTAAAAAGTATAAACAAGCTGGTGGGGGCTACAAAGATTGAAAGCGCCGCAGCAATCATTGAAAGATTGGGGCGACCAGAAGTGGCGCACCAAGAGCGGTAAGCCATCCAGCAAGACAGGTGAGCGCTATCTTCCTGAAGCGGCCATCAAAGCGTTAACTCCGGCAGAATATGCAGCAACGACCCGCGCAAAGCGCGCAGGTAAAAAAGCAGGTAAGCAGTTTGTGAAGCAACCCAAAGCCATTGCGGCCAAAACCGCATCATTTCGATAGGAGCATTGATCATGATGAAGGGTTACGAAAAAGGTGGTATGGCCGACAAAATGGGCCGTGCGGTCAAGCGCAAGACCAAAGACGCCATGGGCCGTGCAATGCCCAAAATGCCTCCCATGCCCATGGGCATGAAAAAAGGCGGCAAAGCCATGAAAATGGCCAAAAAGGGGAAGTAATCATGGCTGGACGTGGCATGGGCGCGGCAACGCGCGGTGGTGGCGCAGTCACCTCGGGTCCTCGGAACAAGATGCTGAGTGAAACCAGCAAAACCAGTGGCCCTGTGATGATGAAGACCGGCGGTCTTGTGAATCAACACAAGCGCATGGCCATGAAGGGTGTCAAGAAGATGCGTATGGGCGGAAGCTGCGACTAAATGGCAACGTCAGGAACGACCGACTTCAATCTTTCGATCGATGATTTGATCGAAGAGGCGTTTGAACGCTGTGGCATGCGGCCTACCGCAGGCTATCAGTTGTCTTCGGCACGTCGGTCCATGAACTTGCTGTTCTTGGATTGGGCCAACCGAGGCCTGAATCTTTGGACCATTGAGCAGGCGTCTTACGTCTTGACTCCTGGGGGCTACGAGATCACGTTAGCCTCTGACACAGTGAACGTACTGTCCGCTGTGATCCGTTTGCCGGGAGTCAGTCCCCAGCAAGACATCTCCTTGGACCGCATCAGCCGCGAAGAATATTTGGATCTTCCTGATAAGACGGTGCAAGCGCAGCCTGCTCAGTTGTACGTACAACGTGCTAACACGTTTAAGGTGTTCTTGTATCCGTCGCCTGATCTGGCTTACACGCTAGTCTACTATCGTATCCGTCGCATTCAAGATGCGGGTGTTTACACCAACACAGCCGACGTTAACTTCCGCTTTTTGCCCTGCCTTGCTTCGGGTCTTGCTTATCAAGTAGCGCTCAAGTACGCGCCCGAGCGCGTGGGCATGCTCAAGCAGATTTACGAAGAAGACTTCCAGCGCGCGGCTGCGGAAGACCGAGACACGGCAAGCGCTCTGTTTATCCCCGACTTTGGGCAGTAAGTCATGGCCTTTGCAACAGGCAAATTCTCGTTCGGCCTGTGTGATTACTGCGGCCAGCGGTACTCCTACAACACGCTGCGCAAGAACTGGCGCGGGTTCATGGTTTGTCCTGACGACTACGAGCCCAAAGAGCCTCAGCTTTATCCGCTCAAGTACCGTGGCGATGCAATCGCGCTTAAAGACCCTCGCGTTGACCGCATTGAGCCGGTTACAATCTACCTTGGAAGCCCTGGCTTTAGCGCGCCGTTCCAAAGCATTGGTTCTGGGTTCAGTACCGTCAATCGCACCAACATGCAGCCGTACCCACCCCAAACTTTTGTCACCGGGCACGGGTTTGTTGGCAACGTCACCGTGGTGATTTCATGACTTACGACGAGCTCGTCACTAATATTCGGAACTACACTGAAGTAGACAGTAATGTTTTCACAAACTCGGTGATCAACACGTTCATTACGATGGCCGAGAACCGTATATTGCGAGACATTGACCTGGATTACTTTAAGAAAGAATCCACAGCGTCGATGACGTCAGGCAATAAGTTCTTGACGGCTCCTTCGGACATTCTTACCCATCGTTATCTCATGCTCACGGTGCCCTCCACAGGCGACCAAGTCTTTTTGGATTTCCGGGACACGTCATTTATGAAGGAGTATTGGCCCGATGGCACTGATACGGGGGTCCCGAAGTATTACTCGGTATGGGATCAAAGCTCGTTTTATGTTGCTCCAACGCCCAATGCAGATTTCGCGGTTGAGCTGGGCTATATCTACCGCCCTGCACAGCTTTCAAACACGAACACGACCACGTGGATCAGCAACAACGCACCAGAAGCCCTTTTGTATGCCTGCTTGATCCAGGCTTACAGCTATACCAAAGGCCCACCGGAGATGCTGAATTACTTTAACCAGAGTTATCAGCAGGCCATCCAGGGTCTGGGTATGGAACAACAAGGTCGCCGTAGACGTGATGAGTACAGAGATGGCATGATTCGTCTACCCATTAAATCGGAGAGCCCTGGGCCATGATTGGATCTGCTGGTGGTGCGTTGCTTGGTGAATTCAAGATATCCCATGTTTCCGGGCGTGGCTTTTCGCCTGAAGAAGTAGCCGAAATGGCGCTTGAAAAGATTGTTTATGTGGGCGCGAGCTCTCACCCTGTTATTCGCGATCAAGCAGAGGCTTTCAAAGCTCAAATTCGTGAAGTGTTGGTTCGTTATATGCATCAAGCGGTGGCCTCGCACAACACCACGCTCATGAATCGTTTTCGGGAGGCTGGGCACCCCGAGTTGATTAAGTTATTGGAGAATTGACATGGCAATTTCTGTAACCACCGCAATGCCGACTTCGTTTAAGGTAGCCATCTTGCGGGCATATCACGACTTCACCGCTTCTACAGGCAATACATTTAAACTTGCCCTGCTTAAAGCGACCGCAGCAGGAAGTGGCACGTTTGGTGCAGCCACCACCAACTATACCGACATGGGCTCTGATGAGTTAGGTGCAACAGGGGGCTACTCAACAGGGGGCAATACGCTTACTTCTGTTACGCCAGTGGCTGATGGCACGACGGCTGTTTGCGATTTTGATAACACTACGTGGTCTGGCGCAACCTTCACGACCTGTGGAGGCCTGATCTATAATTCTTCTACTGTTGATGGAACGTCAGGCCGTGCCTGCGCGGTTTTGAGTTTTGGCGGTGACCAACAAGTCACTTCTGGAGACTTCCAGATCCAGTTTCCCTCCCCTGCTGCATCGACCGCAATCATCCGCATTGCTTAAGGCTATGGTGTGTCGGCTACTACCTACAATGTAGGTTGGGGGGACTCTAGCTGGGGAATTAACGGCTGGGGCGGGGTTGCTCCGGCTTACGCTGTTGACGGCGTATCGGCTACAGGCAGTGTAGGTACGATCGCACTGGTCATTAACAGCAATGTTGCTGTCAACGGCGTTGTTGGTACGGGTGCTATTACAGCCCCTGTACCACTTGTTATTAAGGCTGTTACAGGGGTCGGTGCAGCGGGAGACGTGGGCAATGTTGCGCTTCTCCTTACCAAAGAGCCTACGGGTGTTGCTGGCACGGGAGATATAGGCACCGTTGTCATTTCTCATACGTTCACGGTCACCGGTGTTACTGGCGCGGGAGACGTGGGCAATGTAGGATTACGGGTTGACGATACCGAGATTCCCATAGGTGTTGAGGGTAGTGGTGATGTCGGTACTGTGGTTAAATTGGTGCGATATGCCGTAAGCGGTGTTCAAGGCACGGGTTCGGTTGGCAATGTTTCTCTTGCATCAAAAATCGTTCCCACAGGCGTTGAAGGCACTGGTTTTGTGGGCACCGTATTAATTCGAGGATGGACCGTGGTTGATGATTCCCAGAACGCCACGTGGACGGCAGTAAGTAACACGCAAGCTGCTTCATGGGTAGATGTTAACGATGCACAGTCAACGACCTGGGTCGAAGTTGATATAGCAGCGTAATTAGGAGCATTTCATGACTGTTAACCGCACAACCCTTTTAGATCTTCCCCTCCCGGTCACGGGTACGGAGTCGGGTACTTGGGGCGATACGACCAATAACGGTTTGACGCAATACGTGGATATTGCGATTGCGGGTATGTCCAACCTGACAAGTGCCAACTTCACAGCGGGTGCTTTAACGATTGAAACCACGGAAGGTGACTCTTCTGCCACCAATATATCAGCCACAAGCGCCCAATACGCAGGCTTCAGGGTCACATCACTTGCTCAAAACTCAACAATTACCGTAGGTAACACGGGTACAAACCCCGCTCGGTCGTACCGACTTATCAATGCTGATGCAACGTATACGCTGACATTTAAAGCCACAGGTCAAACTGGGGTCACGCTTTTGCCCGGACAGTCTGCGGTTGTTGCATTTAACGGTACGGATTATGTAATCGTCGGTATGGTCGGCGCAGGG